TCTCCAAATTTCCTGGAATGTTGCAGAACCAGCCAAATCAATCTCTTTCTTAATTGAAGTTGATTCATTCGTCCCAACCACAAATGATGCAAAATAGACTCCTGTTTGAAAATTGTCCCCAATTTGGAATTGTGAAGCAGAAACAACTTTCTCAAAGTATGTCGAACCTGACCCCGAAACGATTTTCAGCTGCAAAGAATCGGCACCAACTATCTCTTGCCCACCAGACAAAATGTTCGCAGATTGTCCATAATGAAAATTATTAAGAAATAGAGTTCCTGTCAAATCAAAAAAGAAATTACGATGATCATCATCAATGGAGTCGTCAAAATAACATTCAATTCTTGGTCTTTTCGCCGGATCATTCGCATGACGAGAAGTGAATCTTTTTACAAAACGACTTCTATTATCTGTTTCTTGCGTTCCAGAAAATGATATTCTGAATCCATAATCAGGAATTTGCCCCGCCAAGGTGGCGGAAACCAATTTCGTAACATCAACTTCAAAATCTTCTTCTCCGCTTGAAAAAGACTGAATAACTGCCAAATTCTCTAATCCGTTTCCTAAATTTCCTTGATCAATAATGTCAATATTCGGAGAACCTAATGTTCCACTTTCGTTTGCTCCCTCAGAATTCCAAGGAGACAAATATGATGCGGTTAGATAATTCGATTCGCCAATATCTCTAAAGGAATAAGTGTCTCTGCCAATTCCTTCATCAAAAGATTTTGACAATGGGAATACAACCAAAGAGAAATTTGAAGGTATTGTTTGACCGCCGAATACATCATTCATCTTGAGTTTTGCAGAAAACGAAGAATCAGAAATATCCAAAATAGAACCAGTTAATTCACGCAAAGGATCCAAATCAAAATGAATCAGTATTCTCGACAATTCGACAACAGAAGATGTGACCCCAGAAATTGATGATTCATTATACAGCTTGAAAAAATCTAGAGTTCCACCTCTTCCAACATTCGCGTCAGTTACACGAATCCCATTTACAACCTTATTTGTGATATAAGTGTCTTTATCTGCTTTGATTCTTCTAAACATTAGACCCCATTTCCTACAATATCAAAATCAGGATACTTAACTTCAAATATCCCACCGGGAGAGGGGAATATCAGTCCCTTAACCGTGTTTGTCGAAATATTAACTGTATTATCGCTGTACTCCCTTCCCTTCAAAACTCCTGTCAATGTTTTAAATCGTAAATTTGTAACCGAAATCACACCATGATTGTTGAAAATAATATTCTGAACATCAGAAACCCTAATCGGCTGATCAATCTGATAATTGTCAATTGAAAAGAATGTTTTTAGTCTAGAAATAATATTTTGGATAACAAGACTCTTATTCGCTGATGGGTCCGTCGCAACCTCAAATTCTACTCCGACATTAATAATTGGGGAATCCAGGATATCAATGGCATCCGATATCATTCTAAATTGATTCAAATAAGTGATAAGATTTTCTTTAAGTGAATCTGGGGATGCGACAAGTTGCCGATTTGCATCTCGACTAATAATAAACAGCTGAGCCGCAAGAGGATTGATTGGGTTACTGCGGACACCTGCTCTAAAGACTCGTCCAAAATTGCTTGGCATGGTATAAACGCGTGCCAAAAGATCTTCTCTTGTTACAATTCTTGCTTGGGCATTTCTTGCCGAAGGGACCTTGCTCTTTAGGTCATTAATTGTAGGTGCGTTTTCTCCACCTAATGCTGGTGCGTTGTTTCTTACATCCACAGACGCCCTAACCTGAGCCGCTAAAGCAGGAGTTGGATTGCTTGGAAAACTCATCAAAAGAGTAGACACTGTTCTAATAGTCCCTGCTGCCACATTATGAGAGAGCCCTCCGCCAAACCGATAAGAAACTGTCAATGTCGTGCTCTGCGGGGCAACGCCCAACGTCCTTGTATCCAATAATTTGTTTGGATCAATAGAGAATCTATCAAATGTTTTTTTCCCGAATAATGGAATCGCAAATTCACTTGGATCTGGAATTATGTCGTTGTCTAGACTGTCCGCTTTTCCGCCGCCAAACATTAGTGTTGTTAGTCTACTGGATATTCCGGTTTCAGCTGTATACCGATATGGTGCCGGCAAAACTTCCAACAACCTTTCAACAAGTCCATTATCCGATCTCATGTTTGGAATGCCCTTAAAAACAGTGTCCTGTGTCAAAGAACCAACTCTATAATATTCATTTCCTTCGGCATCTATAACAGACTTAATTTCTGTTACATTTTCGCTACCTAAAGTAATCTCCCTGAATGAAACAAATGTATTTGGAATAATAAATGTTTCTGTTCTCGTAAATCCAGAAAGTCCTAATTCGGTTCTCTCCAAAATTAACGTTAAAGGGGAGCCATCTGGATTTGTACTCCCCACTCGGATATTGGCAACTAGATCTCCGTCAGAGTCTCTTTCTGAGAAATCTATATCTTTAATAAGTTCGAATCTTGTTCCGTTATTAGCTGCACAAACTGTTCCTTGTCTTATGATCGACAATGACGAAGGCGTTGGTTCAAAAGTTGTTCCAATCTTCTCGGCAGGAACTTCGATAAAGAATGACAGATCTACAACAGCAGGACTATTACCCGTTATTTCAACTCCTGCATCACGAATTAGGTTTTCAATATTGTCAATTTCAACAGCAGTATCAACAAAAAGCTCACTAAATTGGTGATCTAAATAGAAAGACATTACATCCCCAACATAAGCGGCCAAATCCAAGAATACACCACCCAAAGAGGCTTCTGAAAAATCCTGAATTCTATCTGCATAAAAGGCACGAGCATATGTTATAAGATCGGACCTTAAAGAATCAAAATCTTTATTTAAGTAATTCCTTTGCCTAACTGGGCGTACAGATTTTTTAGTATTTATTGGCATAACTTAATTAGCCTCCGATAAAGAAACGCACTTCAATAAGTTGATTCATAAAATTAAGCGCAGGAACATTGTAAAATATTCTTAATATAATCTTTGCAACATTCTCATTGTCTAAATTCTCAATTGTTCTCTCCATTTTGTCTAATAGAATGTAAGGCATATATTTCGAAACTGATGTATTAATCCTAACCAATAATTCGGAATCTAATTCTTCGGAGGAAAGTTCTAATGTTAGTTCCCTTAAATTCGCCCCATAATCATACAATCCAACACGCTCGCCGTGATTTGTTAAAAGAAGATTCCTAAAATTGTCACGAATTTGATCTTCAATTTTTAAATGCATTTTCCAGATACCATCTGCCCCTTGCCCGATTCTCATGGGTGTTTGTATCCCAATTGGCCGATCATTGAATGGGGATGGCTGCTTTGGCGTTGTGGTATTTATTCCAACACTCTTAAAATCAAATTCTTTTACGTCTGCCATTATTCAGATTTCACTTTTGTAGAGGCTTGAGTTATTTTTCCGGTAACAGAAGGCGGAGGCGCTGGTGTTATTCCTTGTGACGCTGCTATCGTTGCAAAAGCCGGAATTCCTGCCGTAAGTGGGATGGCCTGCAAAGCGGTGCTCAAACTTGTCGCCCACACAACCAACGATCTCATAATCCCAACAAATGTTGGATCTGTTGTTTGGTCGATGGTAATTTGGTCATTAAGTCGAGCAACGCCAAGAGATGGGTTCGCTGACCCTAAATTTACCGTAGCCTGACCAGGAGCCACAATTTTTACGTTCCCTTGTCTGTCCAAAACGAGAGCCGTATCTCCTGCCCTCAATTTGAAGTCTTGTCTCGCATCAAATCGAATACGATCCGATCGCACAGCATGAGCCGCAGCACGGCCAACTGAAAACGGAACACCATTAATGGTAAATGCAAAATTTGTGTCAACATCTGTGTCTTCCGATATATAAAGTCTGCTTTTGTCAAACTTGAAGTCTGGATCTCCCTCTATTGGGTTATCTTTTGCGTTTTGCTTCTCCGGAGCCTTGTCTACTTCAAGCTCATTTCTGTCATTCAAAACGGTTTTAGGAGCCGTTGGAGTTCCCTCTCTTCCATATCCAACAACCAAATCAATTGTTGAAGATTTGGCCCTTGGCTTTTGAATCGCTGGACCTATTCGATCAAGCCCCAAAACAATCCTTGCTCCATTACTATCCTGAACGACCTTATCTCCTGGTCTTTTTTTAAATCTTGCCACAGGCTCTCTAACAATCAAATCATTTGCCTTCGCATTTTTTTGGATTGTTTTAAAATCGTTCTCGCCTGCCAACGTTTGTTGTTCAGCGTCTTGGCCGCCACCATTAATAAACCCAGGTTTCTCCGGGCTGTTTCCTTCAAAACGCTCACTGGTGCTCATCCCTTTATTGTATTCAAATCTTCTATCAGCATGTGTGAAATTCAAATCATCTGTATCGATTGGTTGAGGAACCCTTTTCCACCAATACCCAATTTGATCATTGACAATAGGATCTACAAAAAATACAAATACTTGCTCGCCAGGCTTGACAGGTTCAGCGCCATAAATGTCTACTGGGAAGAATATTCTAGAAGATCTGTCAAATCGATCTTGATTTCGGGTAATAACCCTCGCAACAATTGAATTGGGAGGTGCTCTACGACACAATTCTGGTGTTGCAGATTCTGTCTCTAATTCCTGCATTTCCATGCTGGACAGAGACTTAGGATTTGTCAAAACTTCAGTTACTACAGCAATTTGGAAAATGGGAGGTGGAGTAATTGCCCTTTGTCCCTCAATTTCTTCTGAAATATTGGTCCCCTCTTCAAAGATGCGACGCGCACCATTAAATCCATTTAATTCATTTGCATACATTAATGAATTCCCTTATCTTGATCTTTTCTTATCTTCTCCAATTCTTCCAATAAAAGATTCTCATCAACGCCCTCTTCGTCTTGATTCTCCAAAGCTTTTTGGATTAAGGTCGCTAATTTTAGCAATTGTTCATTGGATTTCTCCATACGTGTCATATATTGTGTTATCGGCCCGCCAAAAGCCACATGAGCATCCGCCTTTGTTTTTAAATGTGGATAAATATCTATAAAACACAAATGTGCATTTTGACGATCAGAAATCGCATTTTCATAGATCTGTCGCCAAAGAATTTTTTCTTTTGTTTTTGCTGACTTTATTGAATTAAGAAGATCATCAAATTCACTTAAAAGTTCCTCTTTTTTATTCTCCCATTTCTTGTCAGAAGAAGATTCCGATTTCATTATCACCCCTTAGTTCCCTATAATGTTTTTTTATAACCGCCATGTTGGTTGTCAATTGTTTCGCACTTAATCCTGTCATTTCACGAATATAGAAAAAAACAGCTCTTTTATTTAATAGATCAACTTGATCGATATGTTTAAATATGTAAATGATTGAATCTATGGTCCTATGTTCGCTATCATTTTTCAATCGTTTTTTTATTTCAACTAAAAGTATCTTAATCTCATCAATAAACTCCTTTGAAATGATTTGATCATCTGGCGATGGAACCGTGCAATATTCTCGCAATGCCTCAAGTTCAGAAAATCCCATAGAATCAGGATCGTCCAAGCTGACATTGCGATTTATCCTTCCAACCCTTTGTTTGGACTTTATAATAAGAAAATTCTTTGCAATTATATTAAAATAAGAAAATGCCTTATATCCTTTCGAATTATCGAATTTAGGAATCGCTTGATACAAAAATGTCACGCAATCAGATTTCAAATCTTCATAAGAATCATGAAGACTTAAAAATCCGTGTATAAAAATCAAATTTTCAACGAGCTTATCAAAAGCTGGCTGGATGCTTGCTTCATATATCTTTTGCTGTTCAGATTTTTCTTCAGAATCTTGAAACTCAACGATTGATTTTTGAGTATCTGCATTGAAATATAATTTTGAACTTTTGCCAGGCTTTCTTTTTATTACTCGTTTTTTGCCGCCTTGAGAATTTTTCATTAAGTTAGTAAATCATTTTCTGATGTGGGTATTTCACCAGAGATAGCATTTTGGGTGTCAGATTCTTCCTGATCACCAATTGATATACCCAAAGGTTCTGATGTGCGAGATAAAATATTTGCTATTATCAACATGTCTTCACGCGCTTTGCTCACTTCATATAAGAAATTCCGAACCAAAGGATCATCCGATATCGTTCCTGGTGAATCATCAAAAACATGCATTAACTTATTATACCGAGCATCAACCATATCTAAACAAGATTGAACATTGTCTTCTACATTAACAAGCATTTTGCCAAAACGCAAATTGACGCTTACAGAGAATGTAAGCGCCACAACTAATAGTACAATACAAAAAAGAGAAAAAACTACCATAATATAATATCAGACAATAATTTGTCATACTTTTTCTCAATTGATTCTTGAGAATATTCTTCTCGCAATACTTTCCCTAATTCCATTGCATTTTCTTTTGGAATGTCTGGCATTTCTCTAAACTTCTTAAATGCTTTTTTGGCTGAGGATTCTCGTGGTTCAGCCCACTTTGCTCCCTCTAAAAACAATTTTCCATCAACTTTTGCTTTATTGATCTCGGACAAAACATAATCAACTTTAATGAATTTTCCTTTATTCATAAAGTCTAAATGTCCTGACCAATCTGTGGCGATCACTGGAAGGTTTGACGCTGCCGCTTCTAAAATGGGCAACCCATACCCTTCTCCCCTCGTAAGGCTTACTAATGCTTTAATTTTGGGATGGAGATATAGCGCAGCAATTTCTTCATTCGTAAGTTCTCCATGGATAAAATAAACAGGAGGTGTATCTCCCTGACGAACAACACCTAAAGCTTGCTTCAAAATATCTTTCGTCTTTGCACGATCAATCTTAGAATTTCTTGCACTATTTGTTTTTAAAACGATCCCTACGTCCGGGTCCTTTTTGAAAACTTCACAAATCCATTGCAATGTTCGATATGTGTTCTTTCGATCGGTGAGATCTTTATGTCCCGTTAATTGTCCCATAACCAAAAAATTAAAATCTGTCTTAATCTCAGGCAACTTCATTAAGCTCATATTTGGATTCTCAATTTCACTAATAAATGCTTCAGGAATAACAACAATTCTTTTTTGTACAGAACCTGAATTCTCAAATGTCTTTTTTGTATGTTCTGATGGAACAACAACAACATCCATTTCATTGATCTTTTTAATCCAGTCTGGATGGCACCTATCCGTCTCTACTCCAGCAGTAACTCCAATATTATATCTGGCAATCTTTGGGTCCCATTCATTTGGCAATTGAACTTGAATAGAGATATCTGCATTTGGCGGGGCTGGCATCGTGTGACGCATCACTCTTCCAACAAGTCCCCCCATTAAGTCATGATTAATCATCCAAGACGTGTTTCCCCACATCAAAGTCTCAACAAATAAATCATATTCACTCTTTTTCGTTTCAAGCCAACGGAAAATCTGACGGGAATGAACACCATAACCAGAAATCGTCAATACAGGAGCACGCAAAATTATCTTTTTCTTCATATTAAATCCTTTACTGTTACAATTGCTGAAGTCTTTTCACTAGAAATAACAATAACTTCATCTTCTTGAGTGCTATTGCTCACGTATATATCAATATCTCCAATGCGCCCTTTCAATTCTCCTTCATTAATTCCGATATAAAGAGGGCTTGTTCTAATAAGGCCAAAAACTTTGGGATGAACAAAAACAACACCAGATTCACTATCTTTCTTTGTAATTCTTTGAATGCCGGTGGCTATACAATAATCAATTAGTGTATTATTCCACTCAGCGATAGTTCCGGTAAAGCTTGACATGATCATCCCATATTGTTTTTCAAAGGACTCTCCAGATTCTGGGTCTATCCAGTGTCCCGGCCGCGCAGACCAATGTAACTTTATCTGAGCCTCTCTTTTGGCCTTATTTAGATCTACCGCTCCAAGGACTTGTCTTTTCAGTGCACAAATCAAAGAAAAAGCGTTTCCTTGGATTTGAGAATTCAAGGAAACATAATTTTCATAATGTTCCTTCATATTCTTGTTAGATTCTAAATCTAATTGCATTTGAGACAGTACATCTGTTATTTCCTGTTGCAAATAGGATTGTCTTTTAATGAGGGTTGCTAGAGAGTCATTATTTCCCATCTTGTTCTATTCCCTTTCCATGTTCCAATTGTGTCCCACAGTGTCTTGTCCCAATTCTCAATTGTATCATTAATGTTGAATTCGCTGAGAGCGTATTCTAAAGCCTTCGCTCCAATCTCTTTGCGCTTCTCAGATCCCCATTCGTACATTTCAAATATCGCATCTGCAACCGTGTGATTATTAATGTGATCTTCATAAATGTATGGCACCATTTGACTTCCTACCAAATTCCTGACTTCAGGCTCTAAAGCAATTCCGTTCTCAGATTCGTCTCTGTGATCAACAACTTGGCGGGTCATTCCGCCCGTCTTAAGGGCTATGATAGGCTTTGCACACATCATTGCTTCAAGAGTACCTAATCCGAAGCCTTCGTTGCAATTGTGCGAATTAAATTCAATTAAAGAATATGTGTGATCTTCTTCGACCTCGAAATTGTAAACTTCACAAGTTTTAGGATCTGTTTTTTCAATCTTGTAGATTCTTGAAATTACAGAGTTGCCCACATTCCAAGAACGGCAAGAACCATTATTTTCTCTTTTTCGTTCTCGCCAATCAATACACCAAATTGTTCCATCTCCATATCCTTGTGAATTATCCTCTAATTGAACTCTTGGACAATATCCCAAAGAAACAAGTAGCATCTTAAGTGTAATCATCAAATTGTCGGAAACTGTTCTGCATCTTGTAATAAAACAGTCTCCATTTTTTATAGTACAGCCATCTCCTGCAACATACCCCTCAAGAAATGATCTTTTGATCTTCTCCGAACTATGAAGAATCATCTCTGGCACGTATTTTCCAGAAGAATATTTTCCACAAAGCTTTCCAAGAAGTTTGGAATAAATATAATTCCCCTCACCCGAGCACTCAACTTGAATGTGCTTTTCTCTTTCTCTAATTCTCCCCCCTTCAAATACTTTATTGTATTTTTCAAGAAGAATTTCAGCCTTCAAGTCATCTTTTTTATTAAAAGAAACAAAGGTCGAATTAGTCGATCCATCTGCTACCCAATTGCCAAGAATATAAGCGAAATCTTCATCAATTGCTATTTTCTTTTTCCCCATAGATCTTTCAATAATACGATTCTCATATGTGTTCCATTTTTTGTAAATTTTTTCATTTTTAATGAAAAAATCATCTGATAAATCCAAAATTTCATCAAGAATTATAAATGATTCATTTTTTTCGACCATATCCTCATTTACCCAAACAACATAATCTCCCTCTAAAAGATCCTTTGCCATTATCCAACTCGCCATATCTCTAAATTTTTCTAAATTCTCATTTAGAAAAAAATCAACATCATTTTTTCTTATTGCTAAAACTGGGTGTTCGCCAGTTAACGTTACTGGATCATTATTGCTTGACTTAATTTTATACAGCGCTTCATTTTCAATTGTCCTTGAAAATGTTTGTTTTACAGGCATCCAACGGCCTTTATGAGTTAAAGCCATATCTCCTGGCTGAACATCTTCAATGTTTTTTAGTCCACCATTAATCATTACTTTTTGACCAGCGGGAAAACAAGAAATATTCATATAAAAATCTGCAATATTATGCAACGTATTCATTTGATGGAAATCAATTCTTTGTGTTGAAAACATTACATTTCGCTGAAGGCCAAACCTCTCTGTAATCTTGTATAAATTTGGTCCTTCTTGATCGTGTGGATCCGTGTGCATGATTAGTGTAGCATTGCGATGCCCATATTGATTCTCCAACTTGTCTATAAACAATCTCCAAGCATCAAGAACATCTCCAGGCATTTTTCTTCTTGCATTTCGATTCACCCAAAATGCAACAAAATCATCTTTTCTTTCCTCTCCCAAAATTTGAGTTCTTGCTTGCTCAACATCTCTCTCGTCTAAAGCCCTAAACAACCCAGGAGGAACAGCGTGAGGAATAAAGTTCGTAATTTCTGGATAACGTTCAACAACCATTGAATAGGTTTTGTAACTATGACAATTGCACAAGTCAATGCTTTCATAAACATAATCATTATATTCTGGAAATGGGTCATTGTCCCATACGTGCCACCACACAATTGGACAAACTTGATGAATCTCATCCTCAATCTCAAATATATGAGTAAAGAATCTAGGATCTGTGAACAAAAAGAGGGCGTCTGGTTTTTCTGTCGCCAAAAGCAGTCTCAAAAGATTCTTGTCACCGAAACCGTTAATTGGACGAATAATCCAGTCATTCATGTTCCAGCTTCCGTCCTTTGGCGGAACATTCACAACATCATAATTGTTATGCTTAATTGCAGCTCCCAAACAACGAAATTGATATTTTCCTGTTCTTAGAAGTCCTTCAATAAGATACCGACTTTGTACTCCAACTCCAGATGTGCTTACTATACAAATTGCATTTCTGCAATTACTGGACTATATCATCACATAATGTGCCCGGCGCTGTCAGGTTATTGCCATGCATATTAGTTTAGGCTCACTGTAGTCTCTGAACATTCATCCACCTTTCGGCTAAGAAGCTTTGCTGCTGATTTTCCAATCCATGTTGTTTTTAAGCATGTCACGCTTGTCGTTTCCAACTACGTTGTAGCCAACATGGCTCTTAGGAGTTTCCAGCAATTCACCGAGTTTTACATCCGCTAAGCGATCAACGGATGATCCGATATCATCAATATTTTCTTTTTGTGCATAATGATTTAATCTCTCCTTTATTTCTCTAAAAACTTTTTCCTTATTTTTTTTGTAATAACAACCCCAGATCACAATAACATTATAACCATTATCTGTATAAAATTTATATTTTTTATTGTCATGACTCCAAATTTCATAAGCATATTTTTTCTTTTTAGAGTTAAAATAGTCAGAACTATACTTAGCAGGATTGCAATGCCAGTAATCTCCATTATACTCGATTATCGTTTTTGCATTCTATATGAAAAGATCTGCTAAATAAAATTTTCCACGACTATTTTCATATATGAATGAGTGATTTAAGCTTGCTTTTATACCGGACGATATTAGATGGTCAAATATTTCTTTTTGTGGTCTAGATGTACATTTGTGCTTTGCAAGAGCGAAAGCATTATTTATTCCATACTTTTTCAATAATGTTTGCCTTCGTTTTTTCTTACAAAATTTACATATAAATTCTTTTTTATTTTTTTCTTTTGTTTTTCTGACTCTATGTCGCCTATGTGCAGATCGGCATTTGTCTGAACATGTTTTTGCATTATTCGATTTTGAAAAAAAACACTTACTACAAATAATACATTTTTTCTGCACGCTTAGATTATAACAAGTGCAGTTATTATGTTTATATTTATAGTTTCACAAATCTTCTTCCTGATTTGTGTCCATAACCCATTTTTGACCAAGCAGCTTTTGCCTCGGGACTTTGAATTCCAGAAGCATGAAGTTTCATGCCATTCTTGGCTATTAAGCAGCTTTTCTGTATAAAGCTGTCGTGACCATCCTTTGTTTCTGCCTCTTCCAAAAGACGATCAATAATGTTTTCCATCAAATCATAATGGCTGAGATATGCGGCTCTCTTCTTCTTTTTAACAAGAGGATTTCCGCCTTCTTCATCAGCTAATGATTTCTTTTTCATGCATATAAATAAGATCTACGGACAATACTTTGTCCCATTATAATCACAAAAACGACAAAATCCTTGCTTTCTGGGTTCCTGATACTTCCAGCGCTTGAAATACTTCCCATTCTTCACATGAGTAAGCATTTTGTTCATGACCTTCAAACTCTTCTTTTTTTCTGCGTCAGTTATTTTGAATGTAAAAAAGTCAATACGATTGGGAGCATCAAGATCTCTATTCAATATAACAAATCCGCAACGAACCTTCTCAGGATCAATTTCATGCTTATTTGACCAAAATAGATTATAAAGAACAAGCTGCATACGAAGATTATTATCATTTTTCTTCCAGTCATTCCATCCAGCATTTGCGGTATTATGAGTTAGGATAAAATCATCAGTTACATAAAGAGAATCAGGTGCATCAACTTTGATGCATTGCATTTCGTCTTGTCCAACTTTTTCTATTTTCAAGATTCTTCTATGGACTTTATGCGAAGGATTTGGATTCCATTTTTCTAGTTTTCTTTTTAATTTAAACGGAACCATATTTCGCGGCAACCTAACTGTAACAACATACTCAATATGATTAGCACCTTTTCTAATTGGACGGCTGCTCATAAAAGTAATTCCACCTAAAGATCGCACTAAATGCTGCATTCCTTCAGCAAGAGCTTTCGAAGTTGTAGAAAATTTAGGAATTCCCTTTTGTACCCACCCATCTGTATCTAGTAATCCACAAATAAGAGATAATCTATTTTCAGAACTGCTCCACAAAAAGTCTTCTGGAATATATTTTTCATGAGACTTTAACCCATAAAGACCATATTCTTGTATTTCTTTTTTTATCTTAAGAATAGTATAAGCAGGCGTTTTTGATTCGTCACAATACCCTACAGAGTATCCTCGATCTTTAAACGCTTGGATAAGCGAATCGTCAGATGTGGTAAATTTAATAATTTTGTCTGTAAATCCACCATCGCCTAACAAACAACCCATAACGTAAGGATCTATTTTTAGAGAATCTTTTTTACTAAACATAACAGGAGAAGAAAAAGTATCAATATAAAGATATCTCTTTTCATGCATCAATTCCTTAGTAGTTAATATTTTATGTTTTGGATAGTTGTTACTGTGAACTTTCCATAAATGATCGTTGGTAACGTCAGTATACGAACCATCTCTCATCGAGACTCTATAAACGTCCTTTACACCTAAAGGAAAAATCCCAATAACTTTTGTTATTCCTCCGTCACTAGATGTTATTTCATCACCAATTTTCAATTGGCCCATAGTTGTCCACCCATTTGGCGTCAATATTGGAGCAGTTAATCTTTGACCTTTCCAGTCCAGAAGCCAATATTCGTCTTTATGCTTCAATGCTGCATCAATAAATCCCTTGAATTTTACGTTTTTATGCCTCGGATTGGGAATCGTTTCCATAAGCTTCTCTTCGGCTTCAAAGCATTCCCATCCAGGAAAACGCTCATCCAAAAAGCCAGGAACAGCGTCCAAAATCGCATTAGACCGTTTTAACCAAAGACCCATCTCAGGCAAGTCATATTCATCCCAAGATTCACTGATCATATCCAGCGATATCTCATGCCTCATTTCTCGTGTTTTTATGTATTCTTCGCAAGAAGCGTGAATGGCTGTTCCAAAGTTTGTATATACATTTTCTTCAAATAGATCGATCTTGTCAACGTGCTTGAGCTTGTGGCGCCAAGAACATTCTGCCCAATCTTTCAATTCAGAGAATGATATATTTTCTTTTCCCGTTTTTAACGGAAGCGTTGAGATATGAGACACATCATATTATACTAATGTAATTTGATTATTTATTTACAAATCTCTTCTTGTGACGATTACAACTCATCATTTTTTCCTTTGTTTGTTCCACGTTCTCCACAAGATTTCATAACTCCAATTCCATTCATATGCTCTTCGCAAAAGTCTTCATCTTCTACACGTACAGCAAAGCGAGCACTCTCTCTGTCCACTCTTAAGTTTTGATTGTTTGGGGTTTAGTCTCCAAATCGATAATCCATATCCCATTTTATTCCTCCACAACAGCGCGACCTTTCATCTCTTCCCAGTCCCTATTATTTCTAACCATGTTATTCTTTTCCCACGTTGCAGAAAGCATCGTTGTGTCCAATTCCATATGATTCATCAATGCAGTTAAGGCATTGAGATCTTTCGGGAAGCACGACAAACCAAACCCAAATGACCCATCAGGGCCAGGAACGGACCAATGAGAATCTCCCAAACGCTCATCACAATTCGCAATATTAATCATTTCATCGTAATTGATGTGCATTTCCTCACAAAACTTATAAATTTCATTCGCAAATGAAACTTTCATTGCCAAAAAGCAATTGGTTACATACTTGACCAACTCAGCTGAAGCCGTGTCCGTTTTCAAAATTGGAACTTTTGGATAAGCTTTTGCATACAAGTCTTCCATGACACGCAGAGCATATGGCGTTCCGCCCAACACAATTCTTGTTTGATTAATAAAGTCTTCAACAGGAGATGCTTCTCTCAAAAATTCTGGATTGAAGCCAACATCTATGTGCTGATATTTACAATTAAGATAGCCTGTTGAGCCCGGTGGAATTGTAGATTTTACAACAACAACTGGCTTGTTCTCATAATTTGTTCGCTTAAAAGCTTCCGCCAATTGATCAACAACATTTTCAACAATTGAAATGTCGCATGAT